AAAACTGCACTCCATATATGGTAAAAAACCTGCTTTAGTCACTGGCCCCAAGCAACAACGCTGGGTAGAAAAAAGAAGAGTAAAAGAATATGGGAATAATTAAGAATTTGATTCAGAAACTGAATCCCGCGCAACCACAGATAGCAGCGCAACAAGGAAGTCAAGGACAATTAGAACCTTCGCTACCTTATGAGAGAGCCTATGAAAGATTAGAAGTAGTCAATCGTGGAGTAAATATGGTTGTGGATGCTGCAGCGCAGATCAACATAGATGTAGGAGAGAAGGAAGCATTTCCTGGAGTAGCTACTATAAGACATAAGAAGCTAGTTACTTTATTAAATAGAAATCCTAACCCTTTTCAAAGTGCAGATGCTTTCAGACGTAACTTATTTTTAGATATGATTATGGATGGAAATGCTTTTATTTATTTTGATGGCGCTTCTCTATACCACTTACCTGCAATGAATGTAACTATTCATCCAGATAAGAAAGCATTTATTAAAGGATATGATTATAACGGTACTAAATATAAACCCGATGAGATAATTCATATTCAAGATAACTCAGCAGAGTCTATCTACAGAGGTAAATCTCGATTACGTTCAGCAAGAGATTCAATTAATTTGCTTTACCATATGAGAGACTTTCAGGCTAACTTCTTCAAAAATGGAGCAGTACCTGGTTTAGTACTAAAGAGCCCAAATACTCTTAGTGTTAAAGTAAAAGAAAGATTAATTAATTCTTGGTCACAGAAATACAACCCCAAGAGCGGAGGTCGAAGACCTTTAGTTCTAGATGGAGGTTTAGAGATAGATAGTATCTCTAATGTAGACTTCAAGAAACTAGATTTTGAGGATTCAGTAACAAACTTAGAAAATACTATTCTAAAGGTTATTGGAATCCCACCAATTTTAATGGATGGTGGCAATAATGCTAACATTAGACCCAACCAAAAGTTAATGTATCAAGAAACCGTTCTCCCTTTAGTTAGAAAAATGATTAGCGGGTTAGAGCGATATTTTGGTTATGACCTTGCAGCAGCACTAGAAGACCTCTCGCCTTTACAGGCAGAGTTAGACGAAAAAGCAAGATACTACAGCACTTTAGTTAATGGCGGAGTACTTACTCCAAATGAAGCTAGAGATGCATTAAGATTAGAAAAGATAGAAGGTCATGATGACATACGCATTCCTGCAAATATTGCAGGAAGCGCAAGCAACCCTTCTGAGGGCGGAAGACCTCAGGGAAACGAGGAAAATGATGAATAAAAAGTTTGAAATAAACTCATTATTTGAGGTAGTACAGAAAGACGCTAAGTCTGACGTACTAACAATAAAAGGTTATGCAAATACTGTTTCCAAAGACCGAACTGGCGATGTAATCGTTAAAGAAGCTTGGATGCAGGGTGGTATGGATGATTATCTAAAAAACCCTATTATCCTTGCTTTCCATGATTACGCACGCCCGGTAGGTACCACTGTTGATTACAATGTAACTGACAAGGGACTGGAAATCGTTGCAGAAATAAGTAAAGCTGCAGGTGAAGTATATAACCTAATCAAAGACGGTGTTTTAAAAACATTTAGCGTTGGTTTTAGCATTAAAGATGCTGACTATGACAAAGAACAAGATACTTTTTTTATTAAGGACTTAAGTCTTTATGAAATAAGTGTTGTTTCTGTGCCCGCTAATCAAGATTCGACTTTCTCTTTAGCTAAGTCTTTTACAGATGTAGATGAGTATAAATCATTTAGAAAAACATTTGAAAAAGAAGTAGAAGAAGTAAAAGAAGATATAACAAAAGGTGAGAAGGAACCTTCTCAGGATAACATTCTTAAGGAAATAAATATGGATAAGAAAGAACTACAGGAAATGATGGCTAAGTCTGCAACAGCAGCATTAGACTCATATAAAACTGAAGTTGCTGAGAAGGACGCTAAAGCAGTTGCAGAAGCAAATTTAAAAGCAATTGAAGTTGGAAAGACGCAAGCAGAGAAAACAGCTGAAGCGTTAGAAACTAAAATTAAAGCAGATGGAGATAGTTACTCTAAAGCAATCTCTGAAATGTCAGATGAACTTGCAGCTGCTAAAACAGAGATGGCTGCTATGCAGACTTCTAAGATGCAATTCTCAGAAGCTGGTGGAAATGCACCTACTAAGGATGAGTTAACAAATGTATTTATTACCTCAAAAATCTTAGGTAAGTCAATTGATCAAACTGAAGTTGGTAAGCAATTAATCGAAAAAGCTTCTGCTAATCGTATCAATAGTGACGATGCTAACTGGGAAACAACTTGGAACGCGAACATGTTTACAGAAATGCAAAATCGTGTTGTTGTTGAGTCAGTATTTAATACTATGCAAATGAATGCACGTATTATGCACTTCCCTTCAAATCCAGATTCTGGTGCTGATGCTACATGGGTTGATGCCTCTAATCAAAATACCTTTAATGATGGTACTGAGATTGGTACAGCATTTAATGATCTTTCTTCAGGCGCAATTGCGAAACACCTATTAAGAGATGTTCCGTTAACCGCATTTAAACTAGCTACTCGTGAGTATGTTGGTTATGAAGAAGAAGAAGATACATTACTTCCAATTGCAGGAATCGTAAGTGATGCAATTGTTCGTCGTATGGCTCGCACTTCAGATAAGTCTATCTTAGGTACTGGTATTGCAGCTCCGTTTACAGAGCTTGAAGAGTTCTCTGGTGGTCACACTGGTGGTACAGTATCTTCAGCTAGTACTACTGCTACTATTACTTCTACTAATGTACATTCGGCACGTACTGCTATGGGTCAGTGGGGACATAATCCTTCAGACTTAGTATTGTTCTTGTCTCAAGCTGCATACTACGGTTTAGTTGATGATGCTAATGTTATCACATCTGATAAGTATGGTGAAAAAGCAACTATCTTAACTGGTGAATTAGGTAAGATTTGGGGTATCCCAATGATTGTTTCTGATGCATTTGAAGCAGCTGCTGCAGGAAAAGCTCAAGGCATCTTAGTTAACCCTAGTAACTACATTGTTGGTAACTACCGTAACTTAACTGTTCAGACTGCAGACGATGTCGTTGCACAGTCTAAGGCTATCGTTGCTACTCGTAGAATGGGCTTTATTGCTAAAGATACGAATGGTGCTTCAGCCACGCAAGGTTCAATGTGTTTACTTAAGTACGCAGCTTCGTAATAGAGTTGTAAATTAAGTATAATTGATATAAAACTGGTTAGGTTAATGCCTAGCCGGTTTTTATAAGTGAATTAAGGAATTAAGATGGCAGATTTATATACAGTTAGTGAGTACAAAGCATACGCAGGTATTAGCAGTACTACTCGTGACGCAGAAATAAATCTATTAAGAGGCCAAATTAGTTCACTTATAAAAACCTACTGTGGGCGTAGTTTCATAGATAACTACAGCACAGCAAAGACAGAATACTTCGACCTTACAGGGGGCGAAACTTCTGTTTTCCCAACTGAACTACCTATCGTAGAAGTAGTACAGTTATTTGAGCGTACAAGCTCAAAGACGGATAAAACATCCGTTGAATCAAACCACGCAGATAGTAACAATTACTATCTCTTAGAATCAGGTACTGCACAATGTACTATTTCTTCTAATACTACCGAAACGACTTGTATTAATAATGACACCTTTACTGGTGCAGGCTTAAATGATCTAACAATCACTGGATACAACGCAAATACGTCGTCAGGTGAGATTGGACGTAGCTATAAAGTACAAATTGATGGTACAGGAACTCCAAACACGTTTAAATGGTCTCGTGATGGAGGGAATAATTGGAAAGAAACGACTGTAGCAATAACAGGTTCTAGTCAACCTTTAGAGGGCGACATAGCTGTAACTTTTGCAGCGACTACTGGACATACGAGCGGAAATGCATGGGCATTTACGTCTGAGAGATGGACCGGTGAATGTAGCAATACATCTTATACAACACAAGCAACTTGCGAGTCAGCAGCAGAATTTTGGACTGCAGACAGACAATATGAAACAGATGCTGAAGGACAGGAAATTATTAGAAGTATTATTAGTTTCCCTAAAGGTCCTAAATCTGTAAAACTTGTGTATAAAGGTGGATTCTCCTCTACTCCAGCAGAATTGAAGCTAGCTTGCTACGAT